GACGCTACTCTGGTTCGAGATTTAAACTTGAGGATGGTGCAGAGGTACGAATCATCAATGATGATGAAGTAATAGCCACGATTCTTGATCCAGATGATATAGTGAGCTTATGACGATAGAAAACGAACAAAATCAAGTACAACCAGAAGTTGAAGAGGTTGAGGTAGAGATTACTGAGTCTGAACAACAGGAAGCAACTGCGCCCTCAAGTGACGATGAATTAGAAAATTATACTAAGGGTGTTTCAAAAAGAATAAACAAAGTAAATGCAAAAAGAAGAGCAGCAGAGGAAAAAGCAGCTAGACTAGAGCAAGAACTTGCACAAAGAGATCAACAAGTGCATCAGTATTATAATACTGCGCTAGCATATCAACAAAACCTTTTGGCAAAAGAAGCAGAAACTGTGCAAATAAAAGAAAGAGAAGCAGACCAGCTTTATAAAAAAGCACATGAATCAGGCGACGCAGATCTTATTTCAAAAGCCGATAGTCTGAAAAACGAGGTTTCAATACAAAAAGAAAAAGTGCGCATCGCTCAACAAAGACAACAAGATGCTAATACACAAAGCGAACAAGCGTATCAAGTTCAGCAACAATACTATCAACAACAGCCACAAGAAGCATCTGTGCAACCAACACAAGAGGCGCTCGAGTGGAAATCAAAAAATGAATGGTTTGGTGAAGATGTTGAGGCAACACAATACGCTCAATACACACACATGAATCTAGTTAATGAAGGCTTTGAACCTGACTCTGATGAGTATTACTCAGAGTTAAATCAAAGAGTTTATAAAGTTTATCCTGGTTTACAATCAGGTAATGCTGAACAAAGTGAGGAGCGGCCCGCTGTGCAAAGAGTCGCCTCAGCCTCCGTAGGAGGTCGGCAAAAAACACAAGGCAAAAAGAACGGTGTGCAATTCAGTAAAACAGAAGTTGCCAGACTCCGTGGACTAAAACCTCATGGCATGTCAGAAGAGGCATGGTTGAAGTCCGTTGCTAAAGAAAAACAACGCATACAGTCTAGGGAGGCAAAATGACAACTGAAAATAAAGATGAGATGACACACTCCAGAAATTCCCGTGAATCCGAGAATCACGCTAATAACACTCGTAGACAACCATGGAGACCAGTAAGAAAACTTGAAACTCCAGCTCCACCAGAAGGATACGAATATCGTTGGATAAGAGAATCCATGATGGGACAGCAGGACGTTGCTAATGTAAGTAGAAGACTTAGAGAAGGATGGGAACTCGTTAGAGGCACAGACTTACCTACTGAATTTGCTTTACCTGTAGCAGATGAAAATTCAAGACATGCTGGTTTAGTTTATAGTGAAGGTCTTTTATTAGCGAAAATACCTGTCGAAACCAAGAATGAGCGTAATGCTTATTACGAGGAACAAACTGCTAGAAAAAAAGATGCATTAGACAATACTATGTTTAGTGAATCGAAAAAAGATGGCAGATATGTCAAGTATGATAGCGATAGAAAGACTAATGTTACTTTTGGGAAAAAGTAATAATCATATTTAGGAGAATATTCTATGGCTAATAATAATAGCGCATTTGGATGTAAACCTGTTCGTATGATGGGCGGAGCACCTTATTCTGGAGGTCAATCTAGATATAGGATTGCTAGTGGAGCAACGACACCAATATTCCAAGGAGACTTGGTTACTCAGCTTACTGCTGGTGTAATTGGTAGACATGCAGCCAGTGGTACTGTTCCAATTGTCGGTGTTTTTAACGGTGTAAGATACACCGATCCAAGCACAAGCGAACCAGTGTTTAAAAATCATTATCCGGGTAGTATTGCTGCATCGGATATTGTTGCTTTCGTCATTGATGATCCTAATGTTGTTTTTGAAGTACAAGCTGATGCTGCAATGCCAGTAGCAGACTTGTTCGGCAATTTCGACATTGTTGATGGATCACCAGCAGGCGATACTTCGTCTGGGATATCAAACGCAGAACTTGATGTTGGTACAGGAGCTACTACAGCTACTTTACCGCTTAAAGCGTTAGATATATCTCAGGATCCTGATAACGACGATGTTTCATCGGCTAACACCAATGTTCTTTGTGTGATTCAAAATCACATAATGGGACAGAAAGGTGCTGGTTTAGCTTAAGGAGATAAATTATGGCTATATCAAGAGCACAACTAGCGAAAGAACTAGAGCCTGGGCTTAACGCACTTTTTGGGATGTCCTATGATTCTTACGAGAACGAGTATGAAGATATTTTCGCAATCGAAGATTCAAACAGAGCATTTGAAGAAGAAGTATTAATTACAGGATTCGGTTCTGCACCTCTCAAATCTGAGGGACAAGGCGTACAATTTGACAACGCATCAGAAAGTTATACAGCTCGTTATACACACGACACAGTGAGTTTAGCGTTTGCTTTAACAGAAGAAGCAGTTGAAGATAATTTGTATGATTCACTCGGTAAGAGATATGTAAAAGCATTAGCAAAATCAATGGCTAACACTAAGGAAGTCAAAGGTGCTGATGTTCTTAACAATGCTTTCTCATCTAGCTTTACAGGCGGTGATGGTAAATCTTTAATTGCAACAGATCACCCACTTGCGGGTGGTGGTTCAGCTGCAAACAGAGCAACAACCATGGCTGACCTCAATGAAGCATCATTGGAAGATAATCTTATTGATATATCAACCTTTACAGATGACAAGGGATTAATTATTTCTGTACAAGCGGACAAACTTATTGTCCCACCACAATTAGTATTTGTGGCTGACAGAATACTTAATTCTCAAGGCAGATCTGGAACAGCTGACAATGATCTTAACTCGATTAGAAACACAGGTGTTGTACCTGGTGGCTATTCAGTTAATCATTATCTAACTGATCCAGACGCATACTTTATTCTTACTTCTGTGACAGCAGCAGGCGAAGGTCTTAAAATGTTCCAAAGATCTCCAATGGAGACTTCTATGGAACCAGACTTTTCTACTGGCAACATCAGATATAAGGCTAGAGAAAGATATTCATTTGGTTTCTCTGATTGGAGAGGAGTCTTTGGATCTCAAGGTGCATAGTTTGAAGTAGTAATACACTTTTTACCTCAGTATTACATTGAAGGGCCTTAATTGGCCCTTTTTTTATGCCTAAAATAACTTATGTTAATTTGTATAAATAGTTGCATATTTGTGTATATTTGCTACTATAACTATGTGAGTAAATTAATTTGTAATCAAAAGGAGGGATTATGATAACAGTATTTCATGCAAACAAGCTTGGTGATAACACCAAAGGTTATACAAAAGTGGCGGAGGTTGATGTCGATACAATCAACGAGGCTTACGCATTAACCAACAACATCAACGGCTCTTGGTCTAGGGGTCCAGAGCTTGAGTATGACGGCAAAAAATTTAATAACGACGACTATGACCTAAGAATCAAATTAACGACAGATCTTATAACCAACAAGAGAACTGGCCAAGTCATGGGTTTAAGATCTACTTCTAGTGGTGACGTTATCTATGACGGTAGCAAGTATTGGTTCTTAGTTCCAATGGGTGCGGGCAGAACTGGTCCTATTTACAAAACTCATGGTGACACGGTTGCCATAGACAATTTTGATATTAACGGTTTCATTTACAACGAAAAGGAGGTTGCGTAATGATAAATAATGTAATTTACAACAAAGATTCAGCTGATAACGCAGTTGTAGTTGATGATTATCCTTGGGGATATAAGCTTAGAACCAAGAGAAAGTATTGGATTGAGACAACTAAAAAAGGCGACAGACTTTGTTATCAGACTCTAAATCCAAAAACTGACAAGTGGTGCGCTGTTAAAAAAAGCACTTATGCTGGCATTAAGGTTCTTTACGAGAATGAAGATGGTCATATTAAAACTCTATCTTTAAAGCCAGAGTGGGACAGCAAAGAATGGCTTGCAGAGTTTCTAGAGCTTGTAGACGAAACTAAGTTGACTGATGCTCAAAGAGCAAAAATTTGTGAAACCAAGACAATTCATCATTGTCAAAAACTTATAAAGGTTGAGATTGTTAATACAACAATGATGGATCAAGAAGAAAAGGCAAAAAGAGATGCCGAGCAAGAAGAGATCAAAGACAAACTAAACAGCTATGCCAACCATATTTATGGTGAGTGCTTGGTTAAAAATGGCATAGCATGACAGAGATAACCAAAATATTTGTTGACATGGACGGAGTCTTAGCTGACTTCGTCCGTGGTGTTGAAAGCTCCAAGTATCTTAACGGACCGTTTATTAGGCAGGCGGCCTATGACGATCAAAAACTTAAGTTTACTAATGCTGGTTTATTCCGAGATCTACCACCTATGAAAGATATGCAGGCTTTGGTTAATTATTGCAAAAACTGTGGTATTGATTGGGAAATTTTATCTTGCTCTGGCATGATAAATAGAAACAAAGCGACCAAAGATAAAATTCGTTGGATCAGAAAATATGTACATCCAAGCGTCATCATTACATGCACGCTCAAAGGCAAAGACAAAGCTGTGTTTGCTAGACCAGGACATGTCTTGATTGATGATAAACAAAGCAATATTAAGGCGTGGCAAGACGCAGGTGGCTATGGCATCTTACATATTGACGCTAAAACCACGATAGATCATCTAAATAAGCTTAACGGCGCTAATCCATACAGCTAGTTCTTAGTTGCGTAAATAACAGCCAAAGAGTATTATCAATACTGTAGAAATGAATGTTGCAGGCATGGTGCTTGCAATGGCTAATTTTAAAGGAGGCTGTTTATGACTACACATTTTACCTCTGGCGTAACAAACGTCAGCGCAAGCGGTTCAGGCGGACACGTTAAACAACCAAGCAGACACAAGTATCACGAATACTTTAATGACTTTGATGTTTATACAGCTGCTGACTGGACTATAACAACAACAGAAGACGGCTCAGGCTCTGCGGCTGAGGCATTAGTCGATGGCGACGGTGGACTTTTACAAGTAACCAATGCAGCTGGAGACAATGACCATGACTTCTTTCAACTTAAAAAAGAAGGTTTTAAATATGAAGCAGGAAAACAATTAGGTTTCTATTTCAGATTTAAGGCTAGTGACGCTACACAATCTGATGTAGTTGCTGGGTTGCAAGTAACTGACACTACACCGTTAGATGTATCTGATGGCGTTTTCTTCTTAAAAGCAGATGGCGCAGCTACAATTGACTTTGTGGTTGAAAAAGACGGCACGCAATCTACTCTAACTTTGCCTAATTCATTGGCAGATGACACGTTTATGACTGTTGGTTTTTTATATAATCCAAAAGATCAGAAGTTTCATGTCTATCAAAATAATGTTTTAGCAGGCACAGTTGTTAGCACAAATGCTCCAGATGATGAAGAACTTAACGTAAGTTTTGGTATTCAGAATGGTGCGGCTGCTGCTAAAGTTTTAACTGTGGATTATGTACATGCTTTAAAAGAGCGTACAGCTAATACAGAACTTTAAGGAGTAAATAATGGCTGATACAGTAACCTCACAAACCATTCAAGATGGTGAGAGGCTTGCCATAGTTAAATTTACAAATGAATCTGATGGTACAGGCGAAGCTTCTGTCAAAAAAGTTGATGTTTCGGCTTTGAAAGCAAATGGCAGAGGTCTCGCATGTACTGGTGTATCTATAAGCAGAATACATTGGTTTTGCAGAGGTATGGGCGTTGACATAGAGTTTGATGCTAGTACCAATGTCTTGGCGGTACCGTTGCCAGCTGATAGTAGCGGTGATGAATACTTTGACCAATTCACAGGCATACCTAACAATGCAGGTTCAGGCGTAACCGGAGATATCGACTTCACAACAGTCGGACATTCCAGTGGCGATGCATACTCTATCATTTTGATATTAAGTAAAAATTACGCTTAATGGCTGTAAAAAAACCTAAAGGGCGCGCGAAGGCAATTCGCCGCACTGTGGGTAAAGGTGGAAATTACCGCTCTACTAAAAGTGGAGCGGGAATGACCAAAAAAGGAGTTGCTGCATATCGAAAAAAGAATCCAGGCTCTAAGCTCAAAACTGCCGTTACTGGCAAAGTAAAAAAAGGCAGTAAAGCTGCAAAAAGACGTAAGTCTTATTGTGCTAGATCTCTAGGACAACTCAAGCGAAGTTCAGCTAAAACAAGAAATAACCCAAATTCAAGAATAAGACAAGCAAGACGCAGGTGGAAGTGTTAAATGATTAAAAAAAGAAATCAAAAAAAGAAAGTAAACAAAGTTATTAAAGGCTTAAAAAAGGCAAGCGCCTTACATGCTAAACAAGCTAAAACATTAGGATCTTTAAAATTTAAGAAAGGCGGTGGCGCGAAGAAAAAATCAGGAGCACCTAGCAATGTTAGCAATCCTAGCCTATACGCAAGAGTAAAAGCTGAAGCTAAACGAAAGTTTGATGTGTACCCCTCTGCATACGCAAATGCTTGGTTAGTGAGAACTTACAAAAAACGTGGCGGTAAATATAAGGGAGCTAAGAAAGCTGTTGGCGGTGAGGTAAATAACAAAAACCTAAAACCAATACCAGCTCAAAACAAAGGGCTACCTAAACTTCCAAGAAAAGTTAGAAATAAAATGGGCTATATGCGTAACGGCGGAGCTGTTGCTATGGTTCAGGGCAGAGGCTGTGGTGCTATGATGGATTCAAAACGCAAAAAAACTCGCGTTCCTAGAGGCTAGATCTAAAAATGTCATTGAAGGATTGGTTTGGCAAAGGTCCAAAGGGTGATTGGGTTGATATAGGTGCGCCCAAGAAAAAAGGTAAATTCCAAAAATGTGGCCGCGCAAAAGCAAAAGGATCTAAGCGCAAGTATCCAAAATGTGTGCCAAGATCAAAAGCTAGCAGAATGAGTAAATCACAAATTAAATCTGCGGTCACAAGAAAAAGAGCTAAGAAACAAGGTGTAGGCGGAAAACCAACTAATGTGAAAACTTTTGTCGCAAAAGGTGGTATGATAAATAAAAATTCAAGCATGGGATTGTTTGGAAGGAGATAAAAATGAAAGGAACTAAATACAGAGCCGGAGGCGGCGGTATGAAGGGCACTAAGTACAGAGCTGGCGGTGGCGGTATGAAGGGCACTAAAGGCTTTGCAAAAGGTGGTGCTGCATTAAGAAGTGAAATGCAAGCTAATCCTGGCGTCGGTAATATGCCAAACTCTGTAATGTCTGCTCTTATGGGCGGTGGTACCAGAGCACAAGGTCAAGCTGCTGTGTTAAAAGGCACAAAAGGTATGGCAAAAGGCGGTGCAATGAAAGGTGCTAAGTACAGAGCTGGTGGCGGTGCTATGAAGGGCACTAAATACAGAGCAAAAGGCGGAAAAAGGTAAAACTTTTTAATTAAATAAGGTGGCGTATTTAATATCGAATATCCCGCAGTTTAAATGTTGGGTAAGAAAAGAGTTTACAACCAATCATCAACATGGTCATGGTGAGTATTTACACGCCTTGGCATTTGCAGTCAACACAATCCCGGACAGATCTCTCTCCTTTCAAGTAGTATTTACTGGCTGTGAAACCGATTTTGAAGGCTATCCTGATGAAAATGTGCACGGTGGAGCCATGTGGGCAAGGATGCCTATACAAGCGCTTGTAGGCGACATACCGTTACAAGAATGGCCAAAGCCAATGGAAGATCACTTAGCGCAACCTTGGGACTGTTTGAGTCATCATCATAGCGTGGTTATTTTAGATAGAGTCAGCTCTAGTCCATGGTACTGCAAGATAGGTGGTGAGTTTTACATGGGCAAATACATGTTTACTGTTGATTATACCGATAACTCCATTGCAGATGATCCAGCACAACACAAACAAAGTCATGTTTTATACCTAACCGATGCTGGTGAATATACAGGTAATTTTGTAGCTTTACCTAACAACCGGGTTCGCGCAACTAATCCTGCTTTGTGGCGCACTGGTGAGGGAGCTCCAGATTTTGCACCATCACAATGGGTACACTCAGCCGAGGCACATGAAAGTTATACAGATCCAGCTATAACATTTGACAATTTATATGCTTCGGAAGAAGATAGAGATTAATTATGGCATTATCAGGCAGCAAAGATTTTGAATTAGACGTAGCTGATTACGTTGAGGAAGCTTTTGAGCGTTGCGGTTTAGAGCTACGCACAGGCTACGACTTAAAAAGCGCAAGCAGAAGTCTAAATTTAATGTTGGCCGAGTGGGCAAATAGAGGTCTTAATCAATGGACGGTGAAAGAGAAGACCGTCGCCATGGTAAAAGATAGTGCAACTTATAATATTGATAGCACTAACGCTACAGCTCCTATTGACGTGTTAGATGCTTTTATCAGAGAAACTGTTGGTAATGAAACCACTGACATACCTCTTACTAGATTAAGTAGAGCTGAATATACCAACATCACAACAAAATCTACAACTGGCAAGCCTAATCAATACTTTATAGACAAACAAACAACACCAACGGTTACGGTTTGGCCTACTCCAGACAAAACAAGCACTTATGTTGTGCACATGAACGTACTAACTCGTATGGATGATGTAGACGCTGGCGCTAACACATTAGACATGCCTTTTCGTTTTTATCCATGCCTAGCTGCTGGACTAGCTTATTACATGTCCTTAAAGAGAGCACCAGAGAGAACAGGCTTGCTCAAAGGTCTGTATGAAGAGGAGTTTCAAAGAGCTTTATCAACTGACGAAGATCGCGCATCTTTTCATATATCACCTAACCTTAGAGACTACAATCACGCATAATGGCTTTCGCATCTGGAAAAAACTCATACGGTATCTGCGACATATCTGGCTTTAGGTACAAGTTGCGTGAAATGCGTAAAACTTGGGACGGGTTGCTGGTTGGACCAGACATGTGGGATGCTAAACACCCACAGTTGCAACCTAGACGTACTGTTAAAGATCCTCAAGCAGTAAAAGATCCAAGGCCAGATACAGCAGA